GGAGAAATGCTGAATGATATTCTGATTTGTTCGGAATGTAATATAGCGTTCCCGACCGTAAACATGATCCGAAGATCATATTGCCCGAACTGCGGAGCGAGGATGGATGAGGAATGATCGCTTTCGTATATGCATTCTTCGCTGCGCTGTTCCTGAATTGGATCATATCTAAGCAGGAAGATCCGCAGATCTTCTACAATGCCATCATGGCAATAAGCAGCGCGCTGCTGTTTATCTGCTTCGTTATTGGAGTATTCGAGTTATGCGGCTGTGTTATGTGAGTGACTACGATCCGGAAGAAATCAAACAATATCAGGTACTGGCAAAGCCCAAAGGTAACCCGGCCGGCCGTAAAAAGTTGGCCAGTTACCTGGACTGTGTCTGTGCGTTCGATATTGAGACGACTACACTTCCGGATCGCAATATCAACTTTATGTATATATGGCAATTCCAGATTGATGAAGATGTAACCATATACGGCCGGACATGGTCTGAATTTAAATTCTTTATGAACAGGCTGCGTGATCGGCTGGGCAAGCATCAGCTGGTCGTTTATGTACATAACCTTTCATATGAATGGCAGTATATTAAATCGGTCTTCAATTTCGGACCGGATGATGTGTTCGCGACCGATTCCCGGAAGGTTATTAAATGTATTGCGGACGGACACTTTGAATTCAGGGACAGCTACATCTTAACCAATATGGGATTGGATGCCTTCACGCGCAAAATGAATGTGGAGCATCAGAAACTGTCCGGAATTGAATTCAACTATGAAAAGATCCGCTATCCGTGGACCGCACTGACTGCCAGGGAACTGGAGTATTGCGTGAATGACGTCCGCGGACTGGTGGAAGCGATCAAAAAGCAGATGGACCGTGACGGCGATACCCTTTACACGATTCCGCTGACTTCGACCGGCTACCCGCGCAGGGAAATGAAGCGCTCCATGCGGCACTATTCACGCAGGAGAATGCAGGACATGATGCCATCCTATGATCAGTATCTTTTATTAAGAGAGTGCTTCCGGGGCGGTAACACGCACGCAAATCGCTACTATGCCGGAAAGATCGTAGACTCACGGCTGATCCACGCGCGCATACTTTCAGCGGACCGGTCCAGCAGCTATCCGGATGTACTTATGAATTGTAAGTATCCGATGGGAGCATGGAAGCGCGGAGAATGCACCGCGGAGAATCTGAAGAATCTTATAATGAATGGTTATGCGGTCATGTTTCGGGCAGAATTTACGGACCTCCGGCTGAAGATCCCTGAATGGCCGGTGCCGTATCTTTCTCTGGATAAATGCCAATGCGCCGGTGTAAACATAGACAACGGCCGGATTATATCAGCTGCATATTGCGCTACCGCACTCACGGATGTTGATTTCCGTATCCTGCTTTATGAGTATGAATTCAGCGATATGGAAATATCAGAATTGTATTTCACGGAGTATGATTATCTGCCGAAGCCCATGCGGGCCGTCATAAGCGACTATTACAGGCAGAAAACCGAACTGAAGGGAATTGATGATCCATTTCAGAAGCTGCTTTATGACAAATCTAAACAGATTCTGAATGGACTGTATGGCATGTGCGCAATGGATCCTGTCAAGGAAACGCTGCAGTGGACCGGATCGGAATTCATCATCGCGGAAGAAGATCCAGCGCAGATTCTGGCAAAGCACAATAAAAGCGCCTACCTTAATTATGCATGGGGTGTCTGGTGCACAGCCTGGGCGCGCTACCGGCTGGAACAGGGCATCATCATCGCCGGTCCGCAGGATTTTATTTATTGCGATACGGATTCCGTCAAATACGTGGATCATGGGCAGGACTGGGAAGTCTTCAATGAAAAGGCGCGCGAAGCTTCGGAAGCATCCGGCGCCTGCGCTTACGATTCTAATGAAGCGCTGCATTATATGGGTGTCTACGAGCCTGACGGTGAATACTTGCGGTTTTCAACTCTGGGCGCGAAGCGATATGCATATGAAGACATGAAACAGGATCTGCATATCACGATTTCCGGAGTAAGCAAAAAGGCTGCCGCGGAGCTGGGCAAGCTGGAAAACTTCAAAGAGGGTTTTGTGTTCCGGCATCCCGGAAAAACAGAATCCGATTACGTGGATTTTCCGGAATCCGATCAGCTGATCATTGATGATAAATTGATAGAATTAACATCTTATGTTATCATACATGAGACAACCTACAATCTGAGCCTGTCAGAATCCTACCGGAATCTGTTACGGCTGATTAAATCTGGACATGACTAATGTCAATTAGTTAAACATAGAAAAGGAGGACTAAATCATGTCATTTGCATCCAAGTATTCTAAAGCATCACCCGTCTTCAACATTCGTCTGAATCATCCGGTTTACACTTCCCTTGCGGATCTGTTCAGTGAGTACGGCAGCGGGCACGTCTTCGCGATCAGCGGGGTCTACATCAACACCAAGGGCAAGTATGGACCGCAGGCATGCATCGCAATCAATGAGAGCACGCTTGTAAATCTGCCTGCTCATCTGCTGGAAGACTGCGAGGACATGCGCAAGGATCCGGAAGCCATCGATGCGATCAATAACGGGCAGGCCGGCTTTAAGGTATACCAGTACACCAGCAAAGCCGGAAACAGCGGGTTCTCCGTTGACTGGGTAGATCTTAAGTGAAGGACGGAAGGCGGGCATGCATTGCCCGCTTTTCTTTTTATAGGAGGTGAACATGGGACTTTATTTAGAATCCGGTTATATCGACCAGAATAAGATCATCGACCGGAATGACGTTTTTATTTTCGAGATCGGCCCGCGCGGAACCGGAAAAAGTTACGGAATACTGAAATATATCATTGAAAACAAAATCAAGTTTTTACTTTTGAGACGCACGCAGACGGAAGCGGATATGATCAGCACAGCGGTAACAAATCCATTCAAAGCTTTGATAATGGATCACCCGCAGCTGGACATCCGGCCGGAATCCGTAAGCAAAAACCTGTCAGCTTTCATCCAGCCGCGGGAAGAAGGAGATCCGGAGCGGATCGGCTACCTGGCTGCGCTGTCCACGTTTGCGACCATCCGGGGCGCGGATCTGTCTGATGTAGAAATGATCTTTTATGATGAATTCATACCTGAAAAACATCAGCGGCCGATCAAAGACGAGTACGCCGCGCTGATGAATGTCTATGAAACGGTAAACCGTAACCGTGAACTGCAGGGCAGGAAGCCGGTCAAGATGGTCTGCGCGGCCAACAGCAACGATATCGCAAATCCGGTTTTCATCGGATTGGAGATCGTGGACCGCATCGCCCGGATGATGAAGAAAGGCATTGAATCTTATTATGATCCGGTCAGATCGCTGGCGGTCTATATGATCATGCACAGCCCGATCAGCGAAGAAAAGGCCGACACAAGCTTGTATAAGCTGACCGCGGGCAACGATTTTCAGAATATGGCATTGCGTAACATGTTTGACCTGGATACCCGGTACATATCCAGCCGGAGCTTAAAGGAATATAAACCGATTGTCAAAATCGGTGAGCTTTGCATATATGAGCATAAGAGCCGAAAAGAATATTACGCCCGTTGCGGATCTTCCGGAACGATTCCGCATATATTTACTACAACGGATACGGATCAGAAGCGATTTGTTAAAACGTATAGTTATCTCTATCTGCGCTATCTGGCAGGATATATGATTTTCGAAAATTCGATATCTCAGGTATTGTTTGAAAGGATATTTTCATAATAATATATTATGTGAAGTAGACCTGCCCTGAATCAGGGGCCGGAAGCCCCGGGCATGGCTTGATTCCCCATGATGGTCTACTTCATATACTTAAGTATATGAGGAGGTGAAAACATGGACATTCAGACATTAACACAGCTAATATCCAGCGTGGGTTTCCCTATTGTCGCATGCCTTATCATGTGGAAAGCGCTGCAGGACAGCACGGCAGCCCACAAAGAAGAAATGGATGCCATGCGGGAATCTCTGAACCAGAATACTGTTGTACTGGCGGAGCTGAAGCAGATGCTTCAGGATCTGCGTGATGCAGTGCGCGGAGGTGACGGAAAAGATGAATGAATTTATTCCAAGGACAAGAGCACCGGCCGAAAATGATCCGCACTGGATCAGCACTGCATACGGCGGATTAAATGAATGCCTGATCATCGACCGGAAGAATGGCAGTGTCCTGCCGAACTGCACCGGCTATGCATGGGGACGCGCCTATGAACTGTTAAACGCAAGACCGAAGTTACCGAAGACTGACGCGAGAACATGGTATAACGCATTTGAGGGCTACTCGCGCGGGCAGGTTCCTGCACTGGGTGCCATTGCCTGTTGGGGCGGTACCAAGTACGGACACGTGGCTATCGTGGAAAGTATCGGTCCGGATTACATCATGTGCAGCCAGTCAAATTATGGCGGTATCCGTTGGGAGCTTGTAAAGTGCATCCGCGGTGGATCTGGATATATTTCCGGAATGGGTAATCCTGCTTTCCAGGGATTTATCTATCTGCCGGTTAAATGGAATGCTCAGGGAAGCGGATCCGGAGGAACAGGACCATATAAGAGTGTTGACGAGATCGCGAAAGCGATCATTCGCGGAACCGGTCCATGGTATAAATGTTATGGAACAAACCGCTGGAATAAGATCCGAAGCTATGGATTCGATCCTGAAGAAGTCCAGCGCAGAATCAATCAGCTTATGGCGGGAGGAAAATAATATGAAGCTGGAAAACCTAATCACACTTATTAACGCCGGCTATACAAAGGATGAAATCAGCGAGTTACTGAAAGCTGAACATCCGGAGCCGGAACAGGAAGTCAAAGAAGCAACGAAACCGGAAACAAACCCGGAAGTAAAACCGGAAGCAAAACCGGAAGCAGAAACGGAACCGGTACCGGAGTACATCAAACAGCTTACGGCATCCATGGATGCCCTGAAGAAAGCTGTTGAAGTAAGCAATCTGCAGGCCGGCCGGCAGCCGGAGAAAAAGCGGACCGTGGAAGAAATCCTCGCGGGCGCAATGAAGGAGGAATAAGAAATGCCGAACAACCTTTCTATCGATGATATCCATGTTGTTGCAAATGAAATTCTTGCAACCGCGCAGGGACGCGCCGGTGCAACTGCCCCGGATATGGCGGATTTTACAACTGTCGCTACCACTTTGCTGAAAATTGGTTATGACCCTCTCGCGACGGCAATCAGCCAGGTTCTGAGCCGTACAATTTTCAGCATTCGTCCGTATAATGATCTGTTTTCAGGTCTCGAAAAATCGCAGGAAAAATGGGGAAATCACGTCCGTAAACTCACGCCTATTGAGAAGCCGCTTGAAACAGACGAACGGCTCCGGAATTCCGCGGGCACAGCATGGGCGGATGGAATGTCAGCTGATCATTACAAAATCAAAAAGCCGGAGGTGCTGCAGACTAATTTCTACGGACAGGAGGACTACCAGCAGCATATCACCGTCTGGACCGATCAGCTTGATACGGCATTCCAGAATGAAGGACAGCTCGGGGAATTCCTTACCATGGTTATGACTGACCTTACAAACCAGATGACACAGGCCAGGGAAGGCCTGAAGCGTGGCTGCCTTGTAAACCTCATCGGCGGAACCTATCTGCTCGGTAATATCTGGCACGTTCTGACAGATTACAACACTGAAACAGGCGGAACATATACTGCTATTACAATCATGCAGCCGGCCAACTTTACTGACTTTTACAGATGGTTTATTGCCAAGCTGGTAACCCGGATGAACTTCATGCGGGAAAGAACAGTGCTGAATCATGTTTCGCCGTTTGTGAATGGTGTACAGAAAACTGTCCTGCGTCATACACCGATCAGCCTGCAGCATCTGTATATGAATGCTGACTTTATGAACAAGGCTGAAAGCATCGCGCTTTCTACCACATTCCACGATGACTATCTCAAGAAGGCCGATGTTGAGCACGTAGCTTACTGGCAGAATATCAGCACTCCGCGGGCGATCAATACGGAAGTAAATTATCTGGCTGCAGGTGATGCGCAGACCGATGCTGCTATCACAAGAGCTGCCGCGCAGGTGGATAATGTTCTGGGCATCCTGTTTGATGATGAAGCTGCAGGTTTCAATCCTTACGAACAGCGCCTTCTTACCACCGGAGTGAACGCGGCCGCTGCCTACTATAATATGTATTGGCATGAAAAAGGCCGCTGGTGGAACGATAACACCGAAAATTCGTTAGTTATTTGCCTGGACTAGCGCGTACAAGAGCGGGCGCGTAATGCGTCCGCTTTTCTTTAATTAGAAGGATAGGAATATGGCATTCAATGTTCAATTTTATACATTTTCCAAGCGCGAAAACAGTACCGTCCGGCCGACCGGTGACGGCACAATTTATTCATGCGTTCTGAAATCGGAATCCAGCCAGGCATCGCCGGTCATTGAAACGGATCTCGGAACTGCGGACCGGCCGGTATGGAACTACGCATATATTCCGGACTTCAGCCGGTATTATTGGGTCTCAGACTGGACCTGGATTGAAAATCGTTTATGGCGGGCAACGCTTACCACTGATCTGCTGGCTACCTTCCGGGATCAGATCGGCGCGGCATCTCTTTACGTATTGAGATCCAGCGCGGCATCGGATGGAACCATATCAGATACCTATTATCCGTCAAAATCAAACAGCCAGTTCACGATCGGAACTATAGCAACCCCGTTCACGTTCAATGCACAGTCAGGATCTTTTGTGGTAGGAATCGCTTCTGGACTGCATCCAACCTATGGAACTAACACTTACTATCTGTTAGATCCTACACAGCTGGATGCGCTTATGCAGTCACTCAATACGGATATTGTAACCGTGGCAAATGACTTTTTGGAAACAGATGCATCTTATGCGCTGCAGAAGTCGCTGATCGATCCGTTTCAGTACATCACCTCATGCATATGGTTTCCACTAGCTTATGCTGACATGCCTTATGTCGGAGGACAGCGGACCATTACAGCGGGCGGTTTTGAGTTAAACGCGACCGGCGCAGCAATCAACGCATCAACTCCGATCAAAGAATTATCTATGTCATTCACGCTGCAGGATCATCCGCAGATTGCGCGCGGTGCATATCTTAACGCTACTCACAGGAAGCTATTCCTTGAAATACCTCCGTTTGGTGCAGTGGAACTGGACAGCACGATAGCATGCAATTATACGAAGATCATCGTCAAAATAGGCATTGACTGTATTTCCGGCATGGCTACGATCCGGATCGGATGCGGGAATGAGAATGATATTACGGAACTGCTGGAACGGTATGAAACACAGTTAGGTGTACCGATGCAGCTGACTAATATTGCATCAAACGTCCTGGGCGCGGCAGGCGGGGTGGTAACTGCTGCAGCCAGTGCCATCGGAAATCTGTTTGCGGGCAACGCGATCGGCGCGATCTCGGGCGCTGCTTCCGGCATCGGTAACATTATGGAAAATGCTAAACCGCGCATGCAGTCGATTGGAGGAACCGGCAGTTTCTCTTCTCTTACAAATACAGTACCGCAGGGAACCCCGACAAGCTACACGGTAAATGCTAAACTGTATACACAGTTTATGATCATTGTTGATGAAGATCTGGACCATGCCGGCCGGCCGTTATGTCAGATCCGGCAGGTAAACACTTTGCCAGGCTACCTTTTAATTAAAGATGCAGAGCTGGATCTGCCGGGATTTTCCGGAGAATCCGAAGCGGTCCGGGCCTACCTGGAGAACGGATTCTTTTATGGCTGATTTTGTTCCATGCAAGAGCCTGCCTTCAAATCTCTATCCGTGGTGGGTTCAGACGGCCTACGGCGGGAACAGCCCATGTATTCAGGGTTATCCGCCATTATTCACCGGATGCACATTATCAAATTGTGTCGGCTGGGCATGGGGTCGCTGGCAGCAGATAAACGGCAGCATAGACAGCCGGCTTCCGGCATCAAATGCAGGGAACTGGTGGAGACAGGCAAACGTTTCAGGAATGAATACCGGATCAGAACCGCAGCTGGGCGCGGTGGCCTGCTTCAATGGCCATGTGGCCGTGGTTGAAGAAATCGCGGCAGACGGGTCATACATAAATTGTTCGGAATCAGATTATCGCGGGGCAGCATTCACCTACCGCACGCGGTACCGGTCGCAAAATTGGAGTTATCCCGGATATTCTGCATTTCAGGGTTTCATTTATCAGAATGATACCCCCACTCCGGGACCGGGGCCGGGTCCGGAACCGGAACCCCCGGAACCCGATCCGGGACAGGAAGATCAGAAATTCAAGTGGTGGTTCTTCAAATGGCAGATATTAAGAAAGAAAAGAGGAGGGATAAATCATGTACGATTATGATTTCCTGAATATTTATAACGGCACACAGTCTCCGGGAACAATTCACGCGGCCAGTACTGCACTGGGTGCATATTTCCGCAGGTACCTGTTTCAAAAGGCAGTCAGTGTATTTGATATTGAATGCCCTGAAGAATGGCCGAAAAACTATTTCTGGTATGTTCTCTACGGCGCAGGATTTATTGGCATCAGTGATATTCCGGGATATGGAGTGATACCACAGTGGTGCACACTTGCCGGCAGGAATGTATTCTATCAGCCGGCGGAGATCCTTATCAGTAATCCTGCAATAAAAGGGCCTTCAGTCAGAAGGACCATTGATAAGGATTGTGTTCTGCTTAAACTGACACCGGATTATTGCGGCATAGCGGATCTGATCGGTTACTATGCGGACCTGATGGCCGTATCGGCCGAAAGCATGGGCATCAATATTCTGAACAGCAAGCTTGCCTACTTGTTCGGAGTAGACAACCAGGCATCGGCTAACAGCTTTAAAAAGATGTTCGATCAGATCAACAGCGGACAGCCGGGGGTCTTTATTGATAAGAATCTGCTTGATGAAGAAGGTAATCCGACCTGGCAGACCTTTGCGCAGGATCTCCGCAGCAATTTCATCGCGCCGGATCTTCTGGAAACGATGGACAAGATCGAGCGCATGTTTGAGCAGGAAATCGGCATCCCGAACACCGGAGGAACCGAAAAGAAGGAACGGCTGATCACGGATGAGGTAAACATGAATAATGTCAGTACCTATTCAAAGGCAGCCCTCTGGCTGGAAAACCTGCAGGCCGGATGTGAGGAAGCGAATAAAATGTTTGGGTTGGATCTTTCTATTGACTGGCGCGAAATTAAAGGGAGGGCAACGTATGGCAGCGAAAGCGAAATTGTCGGTACTAGGTCTTTATCAGTGGGATCATGAAATCTTTGCAAATATGGCAATTCCTGAGGACGTGGACGGCGAGACGCTTACATGGAAGATACTGGAGGATTGCGCGGAGCTGGAAATACTTTATTCAGATCCGGATTATATGAAGGCATCGCTTCATAACTGGTCATCCGCCATGCTTCCGAATTGGAACAAGATCCAGGAAGCACTGACTGCAGAATATAATCCGATCTGGAACAAAGACGGAACAATTCAGGAAACGCGGACCTATGGAGCGCAGGCAGAAAGCCGAACCTATGGAGCGATCAATGAATCATCCACAATCGGAGCGCAGACAACTACAAATAACTTCGGAGCCCGAAGCCAGGAAAATACGCATCAGGTGGCCGGTTATAACTCTGATACGCTGAATAATGCGGACCGCGATCAGAATTCTATCCAGCCCGCAAGCGACACGGTAAACAATGGAGCACGGCAGGACAGCGCGAACCGGTCAGCGCATACAGACACGGCCGATCGGGAAGCCTATACCGACAGATTTACCCGAACTGAACAGGGTAATATCGGAGTAACTGAATCTTCCGCTATGGTCCAGCATGAAGTAGAATTAAGGCAGAGATTCAACATTTACGATATTATCGTGAAGGATTTCAAGAATCACTACTGCCTGCAGATTTACTAAAAGGAGGTAAAACATGGCATTCTATGATAAATTCCCATATACGAATTTCCAGGAACTGAATCTGGACAAGATCGTTCAGAACATGGGAGAAGTGAAGCGGGACCGCGAAGCGGCCGAAGAAGCCGCGACCAATGCATCCGAAGATGCACAGTCGGCAAGCGCAAGCGCGGCAGCCGCGGAAAGTGCAAAAGAAACCGCTGTATCCAGCGCGGCAACGATCGCGGGCGCGGCAAATCAGATCTATGAAAACACGGAACGGCTGAACACTCTTATTGTGGAAGGCACCCCGACCGAAGGAAATGCGGAGCTGATCGATATCCGGACCGGAGCTGATCATGTATCATATAACACCGCAGGCGATGCCGTCCGCGGGCAGTATACCGACAATCTGGAAGCGATCAGCAGCATGCGGAAGTGGGCCGGATACAACTATTTCAATGCGGAAAATCTTGTGCAGGGCTATTCCATCAATGCATCCGGTGAAATGATTCCCGCGGCAGATCCTGCCAGCGTTTGCACGAAGCTTTTCACACCGATTATTCCGAATACTCATTTCATGATCTCTCATGATGGAGTAGGCCTGAGCATGCAGGTGGTCGCATTCTATGATTCTGCATATAACTTCATTTCCCGCGTTACTTCGATCGGATCATTTACTACTCCGGCAAATACAGCCTATTTCAAAGCTTGCCGTACAACGATTCCCGGAACTAAGATTCAGTTCGAGGAAGGCAATACGATCACTGCATATCAGCCATACTGGACCGTAAATGAAGACCATTACACAGTGCCGTTCAACATCGAATCGCGGGCAATCGATCCGTTTATGATCTCCGGAGAATATGATGATGAGATCCTGCGCGCGACCGGAACACTTGAAACAGTTACCCCTTACCGGGTATTTGATGGCTATTACAATTACATGCCGCCAACTGACAGCATCAATGGACCGGTGGCAACTCAGGGTTTCAGCATTTATTATTTCAATATTACAGACAGCCTTCCATTTTACTACACAGGACGCCTTCAGGGTTCCGCCCGTGTTTGCCAGGCAGTATTCCTGAACGAAAATGAGGAACCGATCGGATGGAACGGTGTACGCTCTTCCGCAACTCCGGTGGATTTTGTGAACGATATTATTGTTCCTCCGGCAGGCGCGGCAAAGATTGCCTTCTGCGCGATCACAAATACCGGCTATCCGCTCACGATCCGCAGATATCAGAAGGCAACCGCCAGCGCGAAAATGATCACACCGGCAGCCTACTATTTCACCGGCCATGCGGAAACAGCGCGATTCAATGCGGATATGTCGCACATTATCTGTTACGGTCAGTCACTCAGCACCGGAGCAGACAGCAAGTATTATTCCGATCCGGCACTGCCCGGCTGCTATGTACTGGGCAGTCTCGCGACACCGGCAGCCAACCTTCAGCCGCTCAGGATTACAAGCGGTCATCAGCATCCGATCGTGTCCGCAGTCAACAGCCTGCATGATCTTATCTGGAACAACAGCGATGCCCGGCCGGATCTGATTGCCGGATCCTATGGAGCGGGCGGGCAGTCCATTGCCCAGCTCATGAGTCCGGCACGGCAGGCAGAGATCAAAGCGGCACGCGGTTTCACTTACGATATCGAATCATCCGGAAAATATCAGGTGTTCCTGGACGCGCTGGATGCAGGAAAAACGGTAGCCGAAAGCCAGGGCAAGACGATCAACTGCCCGATCATCTTCTTCCTGCAGGGTGAACGTGATTATTATTCCGATGAAGAAATCGCAGATATGGCAGGATCTCAGGCGCATGCATATGCCTGCGGAGCGGATAAAGCACTGTACAAACAGTATATGACCGAACTGAAAAACGATATGCAGCAGGCAGTCATGGACGCTTACGGCCAGACTGAAAAGCCGGTATTTGCGATTTATGAAGTGCAGGGCGCATTCATCAAAAACAGAGAAATGACCATCAACATGGCACAGATTGAATTTGCCAATGAAAACGATGATGTCATCCTGCTTCAGTCTCCTTACTGCGTACCGCATTATTCATCCAATCATCTGACAACCAATGGCTACAGATGGTATGGCGAGTATATGGCAGAAGCGGCATTTAAGACAATCGCGCTCAGATCCATCAGCAGACCGATGCTGATCTGTAATACATCCATTGAAGGCACTGTCCTGAAGCTGACAATCAAGAACACAGAATACCTTCCGCTTCAGATCAATAACAAGCTTGTCCAGCAGGCAAGTGGTTACGGATTTGCCGTATGGATTGACGGTACCCGCGCAACCATGCGCGGAGTGAAATGTTTCGGTGATCAGATCTGGTTGACACTTGGCCAGGACATGAGCAATGCGAGCAGTGTCGTGCTTACTTATGGAGGTCAGGATACGGCCGGACGCGGTAACATTTGCGACAGTAACCCGTATGTTGCTAAGTACAAATTCAAAGACGAAAGCAATGACTCAGGATCATCCGGCAATCTTACAATTCCATTCACTCCTACACAGAGTGACGGCAGCAGTCTGGTGGATCACAAATACCCTATGCTGAACTGGCTGAACAATTTCTATGCAGTAGCGAAATAACAAATC